TCTCTAGACGGTCCAGGGGGGAGCCCGGGGTGGTCACGTTACTCAAGTCCATTTTAATCTTGGCGTGTTTCTGTCCCAATTTTTATTTCACGTATTTAAGTGAGCCGGCCCGGCTGACTGAATGGACACGGATGAAGAGGAGCAGGACCATGCGCCGGTCCATCCGGAGTCGTCGTCGGAGTGGGAGGTCGCGTCGTACGAAGGGGACACGCCGGTTCAAAGCTCGAGTGAAACGAGTAGTGATGAGTCAAGCGGAGACCAAGTACTTCGACGTGGCGCTCGAAAATTTGCAGCTATACCACAACCTAGGGTGCTCTCCAAATCCTCCGGGTGTGCTTATTCCGCTAAACGTTACGTCGGTCGGGGCCTGGTTCAATCCATGGGGGCTAATAGACCGCGGGACGGACCGATTCAACAGGATCGGCGAGGAGATAATGCCGCGCGGGATATCCATCAAGATGTATCTGGCGACCAAGCAGGATCGGGTCAACACGATGTTTCGGGTTATAGTAGCGAGCCTTCCTAAGCTCGTGGGCACGACGGTCACGACTAATGTATTTGACCCGTTTCAAATTGCTAATTCCGGCGTCAACGGGAACAACATGATCTGGCCAGCGGATAAGGACGAGGGCGTCAAGTTCCTCTACGATAAAATTCATCGAATGTCCGGCCAACAGTTCAACCACTTCAACCAGGGCAAGGAGTACACCAAGATGATCAAGCTTTGGATCAAGTCCAAGGGCCGGAAAGTTACCTATGCTACGTTCACCCAGAACATTGTCAACAGGCCACTGGCGGTGTACGTGATTCCGTACGAGCAGTACAGTACGCTGACCACGGACAACATCGGGAGCATGGCGGGCATGTTGCGCATGTACTACAAGGATGTCTAGGGGCCTCTAGCGCCAGCCGCGGGGCGCGGCGAGGCCCTTTTATTGACGGGGAGATCCCGGGCGTAGCGAGCGGGTGTGGGGAGAGGGAGCGGAGGGCTTTCGGCGTCCGGCGGGGGATCTACTTGGAGACGTAGATGAGGGCCTTGTATTGCGAGGACAGGCGGGGCATTCTCATCAGGCCGTTCTTGATTGAGTCTCGCGTATGTCTTGAAATGGGCGGGAGCACGAGCTTCCCGGCCTTCTCGTGGTCCATCAGGAGCCGAGCGACGGCGTTCAGTAAATCTTCAGCTTGATCTCCTTTCTTCATGTACTTGAGTGCCTCCTCCGGGGCGATTTCCGCGATGTAGTCTTGCAGTTTGTACTTGATGTCCTTGATTCTCATCGTCGACTTGGCCTTCATCTCAGCGAGGTCGTCGGGCGTGAACATGTTCACGGCGAGCGGCGGGCGGGTAAGGTCCTTGCACATGTACTGGAAGCCAACGTCCGTTACCTCACGCTTGGCCATGCAGACGGGCCGCTGGTGCTTGTTCTCCTTCTTCAGGTGATGGGTTTTAGCCAGGCGGGTTATTTTCTTCTTCAAGCTGTCGTCCCCGATGCGGGAGTAGCCCTGAAAGTGCACGTGGGCGTTAGTTGTCGGGTGCTCGCGCACAGCCAGGTAGGGCATGTCGCTCAGGAAGAAGTTCTTGCAGATCGCCGGATAGTCCCAGAGTTGGTCGTACGTCGCCTTGAAATGACGTAGCTGCGGGGCAGGGGTTGCGTCAGGATGTCGAGCACTGTCCTCATCGGGCTCGTCGAGCGTCTCCATCTCCAAGGATTTCCGTTTCCGGGGCGTGCATGGCGGCGATGATTCGGGCGATTCCATGATGTCGGCGCGTTCTTCCATTTTGGCATTTGCTCGTGTTTGTGCTTGACTTATATATCTAACGCGCGGAAGGCGCGAATGTCGTGCAACAGCGGGTAGTTTCGGGCAGGCTTGGGCAGCCCGGGGCGAGCATGTCTGGCATACTAGAAAGTCCGGTTTTCTAATAGCGTATATACACGTATATAACCGGCCTAATACTCTCTAGACGGTCCAGGGGGGAGCCCGGGGTGGTCACGTTACTCAAGTCCATTTTAATCTTGGCGTGTTTCTGTCCCAATTTTTATTTCACGTATTTAAATGAGCCGGCCCGGCCGACTGAATGGACACGGATGAAGAGGAGCAGGAGCATGCGCCGGTCCATGCGGAGTCGTCGTCGGAGTGGGAGGTCGCGTCGTACGAAGGGGACACGCCGGTTCAAAGCTCGAGTGAAACGAGTAGTGATGAGTCAAGCGGAGACCAAGTACTTCGACGTGGCCCTAGAAAACTTGCAGCTCTACCACAATCTCGGGTGTTCACCAAATCCTCCGGGTGTGCTTATTCCGCTAAACGTTACGTCGGTCGGGGCCTGGTTCAATCCATGGGGCCTAATAGACCGCGGGACGGACCGGTTCAACAGGATCGGCGAGGAGATAATGCCGCGCGGGATATCCATCAAGATGTATCTGGCGACCAAGGCGGATCGAGTCAACACGATGTTTCGGGTTATAGTAGCGAGCCTTCCTAAGCTCGTGGGCACGACAGTCACGACTAATGTATTCGACCCGTTTCAAATCTCTAATTCCGGTGTCAACGGGAACAACATGATATGGCCAGCGGATAAGGACGAGGGCGTCAAGTTCCTCTACGATAAAATTCATCGAATGTCCGGCCAACAGTTCAACCACTTCAACCAGGGTAAGGAGTACACCAAGATGATCAAGCTTTGGATCAAGTCCAAGGGCCGGAAAGTTACCTATGCTACGTTCACGCAGAACATTGTCAACAGACCGCTGGCGGTGTACGTGATTCCGTACGAGCAGTATAGCACCCTAACCACGGACAACATTGGGAGCATGGCGGGCATGTTGCGCATGTACTACAAGGATGTGTAGGGGCCTCTAGCGCCAGCCGCGGGGCGCAGCGAGGCCCTTTTATTGTCGGGGAGATCCCGGGCGTAGCGAGCGGGTGTGGGGAGAGGGAGCGGAGGGCTTTCGGCGTCCGGCGGGGGATCGACTAGAACATCTTGGCAAACTCATGCAGATGCTTGTCTTTCGTGCGCTTATGCGAGCAGAGCGCGTTGAGGATGTCGTCCTTGAAATACCGCGAGGTTACACGGGTGGCGGATTCCACTCGTGCCTTGAGAACGGCTGTGCGGCAATTCTCGTATAGCTTGGCCATGCGCGGGAGAAACTGGCTGTGCTCGGGGTCGGGAAGGCCGTGCTGATCCACGTACTTGTTCACGATGTCGGCGGCGCTCTCCTTCTTGGCCTTCACGTACAGATTACTGTGCTCGTGGAGATACAGCAGCTCTTCTTGAGTGAAATTTTGCGAATAAATCGGGACGTTTACCTCTTTGCATACGTACTGGAAGCCGAGCTCGGTCGCGTCTACTTTCTTGCGCGATGAGATATTGACACGCTTGTGCTTCGCGGCGTATTCTTTGCTTGTGCGGGTTTTGCGCTTGTGCTCCTCCGTGAGCGAGTGTTGCGATTTGACATCGGATAGGATTTTCTCCAGAGCGCGGTCGGACCGGCGGGAGAATCCCTGAAGATGGACGTGCCCCGTAGATGTGCTAAGCCCTTCAGCCATAACCAGACATTTCGCGGGTTCGGGTTCATAGATCTTCTTAGCAAGCGCAGTCCAGTTGATACGCGGGCACCACTTGATCTTGATATGCGTGATTTTGCTGTCCTTTTCGTCGTCCTCTTGCTCCACGGGTTCGGGCTCGTCGGGCTCGATCTCTTCATGCTGGCGCTTGCCCAGGGCGGGCGCTTTCTGATCCCATTCTGGCGGATACGGGTTGAGGAGGTCCATCGCATGCAGCTGCAACGATTTGATCTCGTTTGAACTTATATATCTTGGGCAATCTTGGGCAACCAAGTGATGCATCCATAAATGGGGGGTGCTAATAAAAAGCCTGTACAATTAGGGTTGTTACCCCTTCTGGGCTTCCGTATATCTGGGCAAGGGCCAGGGCGGGTCCGGTGCTGGTCACGTTACTCAAGTGGTGTTGTGTTTCTGTCCCGAAAATTTTTTCCTATATTTAAGCCGGGCTGGCCGGCCCGCTGAATGGACACGGATGAAGAGGAGCAGGAGCATGCGCCGGTCCATGCGGAGTCGTCGTCGGAGTGGGAGGTCACGTCGTACGAGGGGGACACGCCGGTTCAGAGCTCGAGTGAAGCGAGTAGTGATGAGCACAGCGGAGACGAAGTACTTCGACGTGGCGCTAGAAAACTTGCAGCTCTACCACAATCTAGGGTGTTCACCAAATCCTCCGGGTGTGCTTATTCCTCTCAACGTTACTTCGGTCGGGGCGTGGTTCAATCCTTGGGCTCTAATCGATCGCGGAACAGATCGCTTCAACAGAATCGGCGAGGAGATAATGCCGCGGGGGATAGCCATCAAGATGTATCTGGCAGCCAAGACGGATCGGCCCAACACGATGTTTCGGGTTATAGTAGCGAGCCTTCCTAAGCTCGTGGGCACGACGGTCACGACAAATGTGTTTGATCCATTTCAAATTGCTAATTCCGGCGTCAACGGGAACAACATGATCTGGCCAGCTGACAAGGACGAGGGCGTCAAGTTTCTCTACGATAAAATACATACCATATCTGCCCGAGGAACTATGCTTGCTACTGCCGCTGTAGCTGGTGGCAAAGAGCTCACCAAAATGGTCAAGCTATGGATCAAGTCCAAGGGCCGGAAGATTACCTATGCTACCTTCACGCAAGTGATCGTCAACAGGCCGCTGGCGGTCTACGTGATTCCGTACGAACAATATAGCACCCTAACCACGGATAACATCGGGAGCATGGCGGGCATGTTGCGCATGTACTACAAGGATGTGTAGGGGCCTCTAGCGGCAGCCGAGGGCCGCAGCGAGGCCCTTTTATTGTCGGGGAGATCCCGGGCGTAGCGAGCGGGTGTGGGGAGAGGGAGCGGAGGGCTTTCGGCGTCCGGCGGGGGATCGACTAGAACATCTTGGCAAACTCATG